CGTTTGTGATTTGAAAACAAAAATGCTCGTTCGGCGGGATAACGTTTGGCATTATCAGTTTTCTTTATTGCCTGGTTAAAGGCTTTTTTTGTTTCTTTGTCATAGGTAAGAACAAGTGCCTTTACATTGAAGTTTGCTACGGTTCCTTGATCGATAAGATCCTTTGTAGTAACAAATCTGCGTATCGGCCCGAAAACACCTTCTAAGATAAGTCGGTGTGTCTTTGAATCGGAACTTATAGTACCAGTAAACCCGTGGCGGTAATATGCTTCATCTAACTTGGACATAATAGTCTGAAGCGATTTTGCAGCAAACAAATGGCATTCATCACCAAGTATCACGCGAAATTGATCGAACCATTCCTTGGGTTGCTTTATCAAACTTTGCCACGTGCTTATGACGATCTGCTTTCGGGTGTTTTTGTCGACTCCGCCTTGTATCTTATAGATAGTGTCTGGATCACATCCATAGTCTATGAAGTCGCCTGCCATTTGGTGCACAAGACCAATTGTAGGCACAATTATTAAAGTTCTGTGGCCATATACATTATAGTAGTGTTGTTGAATTAGATACTGAATAAAACTTTTGCCACTACTTGTTGGGCTTAATGAAAGTGATCTGTTTGATCGTAGTGCATTGAGTACATATTCAATTTGATAATCACGGGGCTTTAATTTTGCACCTATTTCTTTTACGAGTTCTTCTACATATCCATCATGTATTTCTTCTGTAGGATTGAAGTCTTTTTCTATTTCAAGATCATAGTCTCGGTCATCACAGAACTTTTTAAGATATTCTGTAAGACCAGCCAACAAGTAAGGCTTCATGGGATTATATAAGCGGATATATCCATCCCAAACTCTACTTTTATATTTTGGAGAGAACTGATAGCCTTCCGGTCTAAAGGCAAAGTAATTCATGAGTTCTTGGCGAATACCTGGATCAGCAGTTACTCGCATATTTACCGCATCAACTTTTTCAATCTTTACTATATCTCTCATATCATACCTTTTAGTTTTACATGCCGCCAGCCTGGAAGCGTGCCCAATCTATGGCCGATTTCAAAATAAAGTTGCGAGTATTTATTTGTTTTATAATATCTTCTAAATATGAAGCAGTTTGAACAAAATAGTCAATCTTAAGACTTAGTTCAATTACCTCTTTATCTGAATCTATATATCGCGAAACTTCAGACTTCATGATTTTAAGTGGGTTTGGTTTCCAGCCTCTGGCTTTTAGATCTTCTTGGGCCATTGTTCCAGTATAGTATTCATGCTTAGCCATCTCTAGTTCTTTTAGTTGTGATTTATATTTCTTTACACGAAGTATTTCTTTTACATACATAGTATAATACTTGTTGTGTAATTTTGGTATTTTAAGCGCCTCATTGCCAAGATCAACTTCATTGATTTTAGCATCTATTGACCACATCTCATTTATATCTTCAAGTGTTAGTGCCATGCTATTATAGTCTCCATTACAATCAAATTTTATTATATTACTAAGTGTTTATAATGTCAATCAAATTTTATTAATGGAAAATGACTCATATTGGAAAGTTGCAGTTGCTTCAGTATATGTCAAATCCGACTGCGTGGTATCAAGAACAACATCCGAAATACTTATAGGAAAACAATTAATAAATTTTGCTTCTAGGTTTAAATTTTTATGGCTGTTTAAGATTTGAATTGTAATGTCAGATTCTAGCCCATCAGTAGATTCATTGATTCTTTTGAATTCATTAAAATCCCTTGGGAATGCTATATCACTAATCCAATTGTAGACCTCAAGATAGTTATTCATTTCTTCATCAATGATAAATGTTAAATCTAAATTTGAATACTGTAACTTATCTGGTGTCACATATGTTTTATTGAAAGGGTTTGGCAATTCTACCGGTTGCACACTGATACTTGGTATATTTGCTCTTTGAACAAAAAACTCTATATTTGGTAGTCGTTTTATGCTTACCCTAAATTCTAATGGTGAGAGATAGTTGGTTATCATTTCAAAAACTCCTGTTGACATTTGATCCGAGTCGGTTTATGTTACTATTTATATTAAAAAGGATATAAATATGACTGAGACTACTAGACGTGATGACTATGAAGGTTTTGTTCGTGTTTGCTTTGTGTTACACGAAATGTGCACAGCCCGCGGCATGGACCTTGACTGGGCATATGGAATGATCCGTCATACACTGCATGACTTAAAACCTATCTACTCAGGTTATACTTCTTTGCAAGCTATCAAAGAGTTCAAAGGCCTTACGACTCTCATGACTCGTGAACATTATAACGGCCGCGCAAACTGTGCTAAGAAAATCCTGAATATGATTGAAACCAACGAATCTAGTTCAGATATTTTTGACTTTGTTATGGAATCATGTAAGGTTCACTATACAACTCATGCCGAAAATATGGAATTAGTAAAATATCAAAATAATGATGATCTAACCTGGGAACAAGCATATGCTGAAGCGGGTGTAAAATTGGTTCGCTACGATGGGATCAAAAATTGGTATGAAATAGAAGGTATTCGGTATTATAAAAGCAAAAAAGAATTAATGGATATCTTTGATGTTAGCACATATAAACTTGACAAACTGATTTCAAATCAGGGTAAAGAATTGATGATAATGTGAGAAAGGTAGTAGATATGGAATTTAAATTGTTCATTGATGATGAGCGTGATCCACAAGATGTAAAGTGGGGAACTTGGCAAGATCAAGCACTCTACCGCGATGCTGACTGGATCATTACTCGTAATTGGGATAAAACTATTGATTTTATTTTATCTTATGGTATTCCTGTATTAATAAGCTTTGATCATGACCTTGGGATGAATCAAAGAACTGGTTACGAAATTGCAAAGAAGCTATGCGAAATGGTAATGGATGGTGAAAAACTACCAGTTGGCTTTGAATATAGAGTACATTCAAAGAATCCTGTAGGAGCCGAAAACATTAGAACTTATATGGATAATTTTATTAAATTTGTTGACACACAGCCCGAATCGGTATAGTATCATAATATAAGGAATAAAAGGATACTTACTATGAAGATCAGTGTAAATATGCAGCAGTTCAAAGAAAATTGGGTTTGGGATGCAGACACAGCATTCTATGGCGATCAAATTGCAAAAGCAAACGGCCCATTTTACACCTTTAATGGTGATGTTTATAAAAACCTTCTGACCGACTTTAACATTTTCTTTACAGCTTCCTAAGGGGAAATAAAATGAAATATCTAGCACTTACATCCGTAATCTTGCTCTCTGCTTGCGCATCATATGATAGTGATCTTCAAGCTCATCTTAAAGCAGAACAAGACTTTCATGCTCATCAGGAGTATCTTGAATATATCTATACAAAGTATGATCCGGAATACATTGACGATTGTTTGCACTATGAAATGGAATGCTATGACTAATAAACGCTTGGAAGATATGACAAATGAGGAATTGATTATTCTTGCTCTGAATGCTCAATGCACTATAAAAGAACTAGAAGATCAGATTTATAGAATGGGATGGCAATTAAATCCTGACCGCATGGGAGGGCAGTTTACTGAAGAAGAAATTAACCGTGGCCTTAAATGGTGAATTTAATTAATTGTTGACATTTATCCCGAATCGGTATATATTCTTATTATGAATAAGGAATACAACATGCAAAAATTTCTAGTCGGCGGCGCGGTAAGAGACATGCTGATGGATAAAGATCCAGAAGATCAAGACTTCGTGGTAGTTGGTTCTACTCACGAAGACATGCTTGCAGCGGGGTTTGAAAAAGTAGGCGCAGATTTTCCAGTTTACCTGCACCCAGAAACGGGTGATGAATATGCACTTGCTCGCAGAGAAAAGAAAACAGGCGCTGGTTATTTGGGCTTTACATCGGAATTTACACCTGATGTAACTCTCGAGCAAGACTTGTCAAGACGAGACCTGACGGCCAATTCTATGGCAATGGATGAAGATAACAATGTTGTCGATCCATTCAATGGAGTTCAAGATCTGAAAGATAAAGTTCTGCGACACACATCGGATGCTTTCCGCGAAGATCCAGTTCGTGTACTGCGACTGGCTCGGTTCCGTGCTCGGTTCGGCCCGGACTGGACGGTTGCTCCTGAAACTGTTACTCTGGTTTCCCAGATGGCAAAAGCAGGTGTTCTGAATGAACTGACTTCGGAGCGTGTTTGGAAAGAACTGAGTCGTGCCTTGATGGAACCCCATCCTCGGCTGTTCTTTGATACTCTGCTGGAAACAGATGCTCTGCATATAGTGTTCCCAGAAGTATACAGACTGAAGACTGCGCTGGAAGCATTCCGTTACCACCCAGAGGGCAACAGCTATGAGCATTCGCTTTTGGTACTGACAGCTGCTGCTCGTGCAGGGTTTGATCTGGAAACAAGAATGGCTGCACTGGTACATGACTTCGGTAAAGGGCTGACACCCAGAGATAAACTGCCTAAGCACTTTGGCCATGATGTAAAGGGTGTTCCTGTTGTAGAAAACTTCTGCAATCGGCTGAGTGTTCCTGTGAAAATGCGGGATAGACTGATGAGTGTCACGAAATTTCACATGAACGCGCATCGACTGGATGAACTGAACCCTAAGACATTTGTAAAAATGTTCATGGCAATGGGTGCGTTTAACGATACCGAAGTTGTTGATCTGCTGCATCGTCTGGGCCAATGTGATGAACGTGGTCGCCTGGGTAGCCAAGATGATAATGTAGATCATCTGGTAAAAGTTGTTGATGTTTTCAACGCAGTCCGTGCAGTAAAGTTTGCTGATGTCTTTCCAACTGGAGAGACTAACACAAATAAAATCAAGGACGGTATGTTCCGTGCTCGTGTTCAGGCGGCTAAGTCCGCCTGAACTTCACATAGGAAAAATAAAATGATTACTTTATCTTATATTGTGATATTTGTGTTTGCACTTATCAC